TGCCTACCATACGCCTTACAGTTTCTTTTTCTTCTTCTGAAAGACTGTCGTGACGTTTAGCTATTATCTCTTTATACTCGTCTAGTTGCATTTCTATCCCTAAAAACAAACAACTCTTTTGCAGAAATTCTGGGGTATTCTACTTTAGTATACTCTTTAAAGTATGGTGCAAAAGTGTCTAGTATTAAGTCTTTGTGTGGAGATATACACTTATACCTATCACCAGTGCTAGGCTCTGTATAAGACCAGTGTATAGCATCAAAAGTAAACTCACTATCTACATCTACACTTAACCTGGGTTTGTCATTAAATAACTTCCAGTGGTTATGTACTGATAGTACTATTGTACCATGTCTAGCTGTAAGGTCAATCATCTTTTCAAAAAAGTTAATTACCTTTTCTAGCGATGGTTGGTGAGAATAACCAAACCAAAAGTTAGTTACTAAGTCAAACTTCTTTTTAGTTCTCCAACTTAGTATGTTTGCTACAGAATAGTCTATGTCATACTCTGTATCATCTTTATGTTGATCCATCATTAACTTAGATTTATCAACACCTAACCTAGTAAAGTTACCAGAAGCCTTACGTAAATGATGTGCAGTGCCACAGGCAACGTCACACCAAGATTCATACTCCCGATCACCCATTATTTTTTCTACAACTTTTATTTCAAAGTCAACATCTCTAGACTGTTCAGGGTGATGGATGTATCTTTCTTCGTATACTTTTACTAGGTCAGGATTGTCGTATGGTTCTTTATACAACTTCTCCATTCTCCCGAATAAACTTGGTGTCTCCACCTACAATGTCAAAAACTTTCATCCAGAAGTTTTTCACAGGTGAGTATAACACACCGTGTTTATTCTGTCCATAGTAATATTTACCATAAGACACAAGAGGATCAGCAAATGTTTTTGTAATAACCCACTTAAATGCTTTTGACTTACGCATTAGTGGAACAAGTACCTCTGCTAGACGATAGTAACCACGACGATTGCGATCAGTCATATACTCATCACGGTATCTGCGTACCACTTCGTCCATCGTGCCGTTACCATAACGAGCCTCTAGCATAATGAAACAGCATCCGCCTGAGTCGCTACTTGATGTGGTTGATGTAGCATCACTACTACCAGTAGAACCTTCGTTAGCGCCTGTATATACACGTGTTAGATAACCACCATCGTTTTCTTTCCACTCAAAGCCATCACCAGCATACTGACCACCCTCAGAAACAGAACCAACAATCTTATTACCTTTATCATCAGTACGAGCTGCAGTTACGTCCACTGTAATCTTGTCGTTAGTACCAGCAATCTTCTTAGTAGTCTCTCCAGTAACAATTGGAGTTGATGACTTAGTTGTGGTAGTAGCAGTTGGAGTGTCATCATTTTTACTAGCACTTGTTGCAGCAGATACAATTTTATCTGCATTAGAGACATTCTTAGAAGTATCAACCTTTTTAATACCGCTTTTCTCATAGTCAGCCATCATATCTGCAAAGCTTACACCACCAGCACTTCCACCTACATCTTCATAAGCTTTTTGTTTTTCTGCTTTAGACTTTCTTGAAAACGTAGTGGTAAACCCACCATCATCGTCGTCATTGTACTGAACACCGTCAGCTTTTTCTAGGATTGATTCACCTTGTTTAAACGTTGCACCAACAACATCTTGTTGGCCTAAGTTTTGTTTACTGGTGTCTACGAGAGACCCTGTACCACCAGTTTCTTTAATTAGTTCAGTTAAAGTTTTATCACCAGCTGTTGCTACTTTTGTAATAATCTCTTCATTACCAGAAGCTTTAGCTGCTGCTACAAGATCATCATATCCTTCTTGCTCTGATACTTTTTGATCAGGGAAACCTCTGGTATTACCAGCAGTAATATTCATTGCTTTGGTTTCAAACTGAATATTGTTTGCATTTACATAGTCTTCATATGCACCTGCACCTGCTTGACCTTGTTTTGCTTGAGGTGTTGGATCAAAGATATTCTTACCAAAGACATCTTTAGAGTCTCGGTTAAGAAGGGTCATATAACTTTTACCAGAAGCTGCAATAGCTAGTTTATCACCATTAATAAACTCTTTGGGAAGCATATCCAACCCATTGGCTTTTCTATATCTAGCAAGTTCTTTTTCCAAATCTTTTAATTGGTCTTGTTGATCTGGTGTAAGGTTGCCCAGGTTAGCAGTTAAGATTGCAATGTTAGCAGCAACTTGTGCGTGAGTTGTACCTTGAGTAAGTTTACCAAGTGCACCACCACCTAGTAGATTTTTAAAGATAGCTTCTAACGCACTGTCATCTTCTCCCGTCAATGCATTCATGGAAGCATCTAAGATGTTTTGATAGCTAGTTACTTCGTCAGGATACTTTTCCCCTACAACTACTTCTGGATAACCATACTTCTTAGTCCAAGGTGCTGGATCATCGGGGTCTCCTGGTTTTCTAACTGTAGGTGACTCAGAGCCTTCATCTGTTGGAGTAGTTGGAAGAATACTTTGATCTAACCCACAACCATTCTGAATAAGCTCATCATACTTAGCTTGGTCTGCTGGTAGTTGTAGAGTGTTTACAGAACCATCAGGACAGTACAAAGTTACTGGTTGTCCTGGAGCATCTCCAGTAGGAATAGGTGCTGAGGGTCTTTCCCAACTAAACTCACCAGTGTATCTTGTAGGAGTTGTAATAGCTTGAGGGTTATTGTAGAAGCTACCACCACCAAAGTCACCACCATATTGAGCACCACGTGGTTGCTGATACATAGCTGATTGTTGTTGATACGGATCAGTCATTGGTTGTTGTTGCATAGGCATTGCCATACCGCCTACGTTCATCAACGACCTAAGTTCATTCATTTCGTCTGGCGTAAGGTCACCACCTTCAGCCATCATAGGTTGACCCATAGGACCAGCTTGTGGTCCACCTGGTGGTACAGGCTCACCGCCAATACGACCAGTAGCAGCCATATGCTCTAGTCCACCTTTACCTTGATTACGTAGATCTTCAAAGAACTTCACACCGTAATATCTTACGATGTCTGCAGGAACAACATACTCTCCTTGGGACAATTGCGCTGGGATGTCGTCACGGACTTCCTGTGCGTTAGAGCCTACAGGTACTTCGTTACCTGACACAGGGTCTACTATTTGTCCATCCATCTTAAGACCACCCTGTGGTGGCATCATGTTGTTCCGCATGTTATTTACTCCCTGCGAATAAGTCTTGCATTTGATTGTCTACCATGCCGCCACGGGCAAATTGTCTTGGTTCTTCTACTTTGTATTCGTCCACTAACTCAGAAATATCTAAAATAGTACCGTAAGCTGTCTCAGACTCGGGTAGCATTTCTTTGAACCAAGGTTTCTTAAATAACTCATCAGTTTGCTTAACGTGCCATTCACTAAATACTTGGGGTACTTCATCAAACGATATTTGATTGTGAAAGGCAAAAGCTCTAAATACTTGCTCTTGCTCGTCTGTTAAATTTTCAGCGTGTACTTCACGGTCTATAGCCTGACGAAGTGTTGCATAATCCATGTCATCTGGGATACTTACTTCTGCAGTGGATGAGGGTACGGTAAATGCCTCAAACTCACCCCTGTAACCTAGTGTTTGCAAACCTCGTTCAATAGCTTCTGATTCAACTTGACTATCATAAGGCATTTGTACATTTTTACGTACTTCAACAGGATAATTCTTTTCTAGATCATTTAAAACTTTATTCAAGTCTGTTACATAGGTACGATAAAATCTGTCACCCTTGTCACTAGAATCCAGAGTTCTGCCCCTAGCTTTTGCAATTCTTTCTGCAGGTGGTATAACAATTTTATTTACGCCCTCTTTAGCTGCTTTTGCTATAAGAGCTTTAAGAGATTCTTCGACTGCCTGTTTATTCTTTGTAATTGGTGGAAGTCCAAAACCTTCCCCAAAACCTTCTTGTTGCAACCTATATTGATTAGTTTTATATCTTTCATATAAGTTTTGAAAGTCAGAGAAATCAATTTCTTTATTTATTTGTCTATTTGCTAAAAGCTCTCTAGATTTATCAAAGAACTTTTTAGTTTTTTCTTTAGGGCTAATATAAGTTTCTTTTTTAAACTTTTTTATAAAGTCTGCTGGATCAATAGTTTCTGACGTATTGGAGTCAATAATTGGATAAAACGAATTGCCAGTGTCAATAAGGTCTGTAAAAGACTCAACAAGTTCTTTAGGATTAGCATTTAACTTATCCAATGTATCCGTCAACTCATCAGAAAGTACATATCCCCTAACTGATGCACCCATCTGAAACCTATCTCTTGTAGTCCAGCCATCCACAAAGTCAGGTCTAACAATATTAGCTTCATCTAATTCCTCAAAAATACTTTGTATATCTTTAGAAATTTCTCCGTAAGCTTCTTGGAAAGAAACATAGTTGTCTGTTGACCAATCATCAGTAGATTTTTTAAAGGCAGCATCACTTAACTTACCAGGTTTTAAATAACCTTTTTGTAAAAGATCTGATTGAATTTCTTCAACAAGTAGAAAAGGTTTTTGACCAATAAGATCTTCATACTCAAAAGGAACAGAAACACCATCAGCAGGTTGGACAATAGAACCTCTGGCGTGAGTAATAGTATCTTCATCAAAGTGTTGAGATTTAGCTTTAAAAGGTTTACCTGTACCTTCACTTCCAGAGGGTGGTCTTGATAAAACAGGAAGTTCAAAATAGTCTAACTCTTTCCCAATACCTAAAAAGCCAGCATCCTGGCCTTGACGTTGATAGTTTCTAAAACTTCCTTGTCTTTCACCTATATAAGTCTCTGACCTAAATACATTAGGTCCAGGGTACCCTTCATCATCACCAATAGCTTCTAAAAGTTCTTCTCTAGTATATCTTCTTTTTGGATCTATGATTTGAGGTTGTAAAGAGGAGTCCGCAATAGACTCGTTCTTTTTAATCATCTTTAAAAATTCTGAGCCAAGCAAACCTTTCTTAGGTATTGTAACAGTCTGTGCAAGCTCTTTAATAGGGTCTCTAAAAACTACAAAATCTTTTCGACTAAGTTCTGTCTTTTCAGTTGGTTGAGGTTGTCTAAATTCGTCTAACTCAACATCGCCTTGTTGTGATAGTGGCTTATCTCTTTTTTGATAAGTAGGTGGATTCTGACCAGTAAACCCTGCACTAAGAGATTGAGTTGTAGCCCTATCCGTAGGTGTACCTCTTAGAAACTCTGCATCACCTTGTAGCAAAGCTCTGGTCTGTCCTACGGCATCTGCTGCAAGTGGACCTGATGCTGCCTTAGCTAACCTAGCCGACTCTGCTCCAGCTTCAAGAGCATCATCTAGTTGTGTTACACTACGAGCACCTGCAGCTCCTGCAAATGCTTCTGGCATAGAGTAGATGTCACGTTGGAATCTTTTCTGAGATGCATCACTTCGAGTTACTAGCTCACCTGCTGTACCTATTACAGCTTTAGCTGCAGCATCTATCAGGTCTAGTCCAGCAAGTCCACTGTCTTTCAAATAGTCTACTGCTCTGATATAACCATTATACAATGCAGGATCATCTAAGTCAACTTCAGTAATACCTGCATCTCTAAAGTTTTCTTTAGCAGATTCCCAAGACTCTTTAGCAAATGTTAGTGGATTAAACGTATCTTTAGGCCTACTTGGTGTTCTATCATCATCTACTGCAGGTAGCATAGACAGACCACCTTCATTAAAGGTATTCTCTGTCGGATATGCATCAAAACCTAGCTTACGTAGACCTAAAGCACCAGAAGAGCCAATAATCTTTTTAAGATAGCTACCCATATCGTACAAGAAACTTGGGTCTTCTTTTTCTGGTGCTAGTTCATACTGATCTAACTGAAAACCTTGAGCTGCAGCTTCTTTGTCAAACATAGTGCTTGACCGCCACATAGCATACTTGATAGCATCTTCTTCTGTATCAAATACAGGTAAGTCTTCACCAGTAAGAAAGTCTACTGGTCCACCTTTACCAAGCTGATCTCTAGCACTTACAATACGTGGGAACAATTCTTCACGTGATAACTCGTTACCTTGACCATCGACTGAGGGTACAGTTGCATAACCATCACCCCAAGGGATCGTAACAGTCTTTTCAGAATAAATCTCTTTGTTAAGAGGATTCTGCCATACTGGTCTGTTACGAACAGTCATACGACCTGTCTTAGTTGGTCCAGGTCTTAGTCTTGGTCTAGGTGACGTGTCAGCCATTTACATGTTCCCGTAGAACTAGCATTGATCTTAGTGCACGAATCTCACCCTGAGCACGGTACAGTTCTTCTACGTCACTGATCTGCTCAAGGCGTTTATGTACTTTGTTGATTCGTTCTGTGATTTCTTCCAGAAATGGATTGTACAGCTCTGGATTATTTACAAAAGGTTTAAGTGTATTGTTCACGACGAGTTTCATTGCATTGGAGGTTCACCACCAGTATTGCCTGAGAAGCCCTGTTCTCCTGGCTGAGGAGCTGTACCTGTTCCTATGGTACCACCCCCACTACCTTGGGTATCCTGTACCTGTGCCCCTGCAGGAGCGCCCTGTGGACCTCCCTGCTGTGGAGCACCAGGAACCCCTGGTTGTGGTTCAGGTGGATTTTCTGCTTGGAATTGTTTTAGTATCTCTGCTTGTACTGCAGCTTCGGCCATGTTATTGCCAACTTTATCTGGATCAAGGTCCATAGACTTAGCAATCTCACGAACGATATAGTCCATGCGAGCAAACGGTGCTAGTGCTGGGTTCTGTACAACTTGTAAGAACTGCATCAAGCGTTGGCTACGTACTTCGTTAGCCATCAAGCTTTCAGTACCACGAGCTTTAACTTCTAGGTCACCTTTAATCTCATCATCAAAGTCAAACTGCATGTTAAAGTTAAAGAATGCTTTGCCTAGTGGTGCTAGAAGATAGTCATCAATGTTTTTAACTACATTACGAATAGAACCATTAGCAGCAGACATAAGCATACTAATGCCACTTGCAGTCCTACCCACACCCGATACGCCAGTTTGGCCATGTGCAAAAGACGGGAAGCCAGTTGATTCATCTGCTAGTACCCTTGCTTTGTCAAACATCTGCATGTTTTCGTTTGACACATTCGGGAACTTGGTGCCGAAGATAGCTTGACCAGGTGCCCCTCCCTGCCTCCTAAATACTTTACCTGGATACACGGAGAGGTCTTGCCCTGGGACGAGGTTAGTCTCATCTATCTCAATAAGTAGGTTGCCTGACAGTGCAGCATTGTCCACAGCCATACGCATAAAGCCGTTCATCAATGTCTGTGTGTCATCCATGTTTTCTGCAATGCCGATACCGAAGATGCTGTAAGGGTTCATCTCGTATGGTGCAGCAAAATATGGAATATATGCAGGAGTGAATGGGTTCATCACTAGGCGTAGAACTTGACCATTACAAACCCAAACGTTCATGCTTACTTGTTCTGAGTCTTTCAACTCACTTGGGATGTCTACACCTTGGTCTTTAATAATATCTGTATCTACAAAGCCCCAGAACTCTAACACTTCAAAACGATCTGCATGATCTTGTTCAGTGTTATCTTCCATGATATGCTCCCACCACTCTTTGTTGTAGCTTTCGCCTAGAGCTAGGGCATGATCAATTGCATTCTCACGGAAGTATGGACGGTTCTTTAATGCACGTACTTGTGAACGTGACATCTTGTGACGTTCCACTACGTACTCTGCTTCTTCCATAGTAGCAGCATCTGGGTCTGGGTAAAAGTTCCAAATAGATACAGAAGTAGTCTGGGGAATTGTTTTAAATACTGGAGAGTATTCACCTTCTTCTGACCAGTTTGGATACTCTTTGTCGATCGCAAACGGACCTTTCATAATACCAGTACCAAACAAAGCACACTCTAGTGCAGCAGCACGTAGGTGTTTCTTTGCGTGTGACTCTTCCAACTGGTCGTGGATCTTCTTCTCCATCTTCTTAGCTGCAATCTCTGCAGGAAAGATTTGTGGAGATGATGGAGTCTTAGCTGGACCTGGTTTTAGTTTATCTTCTACTGGTGCAAGTGTTTCTGCAGAACCTGCAAGACGTTCTCTAAACTCTTGGTAAGTTTCACCAGGAAGTAGTTCACCAACACCTTCGTTAGCTTTTTGCTGCTCTGGGTTAGTCTCAAAGCTTACTACTTCCTCTACACCTTCTGGAAGTGTAGTGGGATCAATAGTAATTGGAAACTTGTTGCCACCAAATAGAACTTCAGCAATTTGTCCATAAGCTGCTAAGACTTTCGTCTTAGTAACTTTGACAAATACTTTTGAACGTTCTGTAGAAGTAAACTGTACATCAGGACCATAGATACCACGGTAGTTTCTATAAGCCTGAATCCAGCGTTCTTCGTCGAGATTACGTGCTGTTTCAGCTTTGTTATACTTTTCACGAATGAATTGTACGATTTGACCAGAAGTTGGGTCATGAAAATCATCCTTTCCCATATCATCAATAGCAGACGCAGTATTTGCATCCATCATCATTTCATCTTCAAAGATGTCATCTTCTTCCATGATTATTCCTTAATAGCCAAATGTTGAATCTGATACTTGAAAACCAGAACCTTGAGTACTTGTATCAAAATCAAATATGCTGCTTCTTGGTCTTGTCATTATACCATAACGTAATGCGTCATACAAGTGATCTTCTGCGTTTGTATCTACATCTTCTGGGTTGTTTTTATCTAGTGGTATAGATGGTAGTTGTGATATGGTATTGGTACAGTTGTTAAAAAATACTAGTCTGGGTTCCTCAGTAAACTCATCAACTTGTAATCTTCTGTGTATTTCGTTCTTACCTGACACACGAGAACCTTTTGATCTATCTGAGGGTCTCCATCTACAACCCTTCATGATCATCTGTTCAGCGAGACTAGGACCAGTATCACCACGGTTATGCCACAAAGAAGAGTCAAGAACTCCATACCGAATCTTCTCACCATCTTCTATATCTAGGATCATATCAGCTAGATCAGTGGCAGTAACTCTGGAGACATACATCTCTCTATATACGACAAGTTGTTCTGCTGGTGTTACAGTGAACCAGAGAACTCCTGTGTAAGAACCATAACCATAGTCGCAAGCTCTAAACTTAACCCAACTGTTTGGAATATCATATGGTTCTACCACATGTATCCTACGACTAAACTCAGGGAAGGCTGCACCTTCGTTAATATCCCAGTCACCTTCGAGAAGCTGTCTACGTTGGTGTTCAGGAAGAGAGAGCAGGTTAGCCTCATACATTCCGTCTTCAGCAAGGTAAGGGTTATCGAAGAGTGTAGCAGGAATAAATCTCCGTTTGAACAGAGGTTGTCCCTCTCTACTATGCCCCTTTGGCCAAGTAATTACTTCGCCACTATCTGTGTCTGTAGCCCAGAAAGCTTTGTTGTGTGAGCCTGGGTCAATGAAAGTTTTCTTCACCCATTGATGTCCAGGACCACCTGGGTTAGACGTAGCCCTCATATATAAAGGTAGCCCACTAGCTTTGGTTGTACGAAGACGTGACCTCATATAGTTCCAAGGATAGGGTGTAGGCCATTGCGTTAATTCGTCAAAACCAATCCAGTTAAATGCCTGACCTTGATAGCGCATAACGTCATCATCACGGTCAAGGTAAGACATCCAGAGTGTAGCTCCACTAGGGGCTACCCAAGTCTTATCTCGTTCCATAAACTTGATACCAGGAATTGCTTTGGGGTATAGCTGTTTAGAAACAGAGATAAGTTCTCTTAGCTCTTCAGTACTTCTACGTACAAGTAGCATCCGAGCATTTGGATTATTGAGGTATCTAACTGGGTCAGCAATCATAGCATATGATTTACCACCACCAGCAGAACCCCCATATAGTACTTCCTGCTCTGTTGAAGCTAGAAAGTCTGTCTGTGGACCAGGGTTTGGCTCAAAGATAATATCACGTTGAGCCTGTTCTACATCAATCGGAGCTGGTTTCGGAGTCGCTGGTACTAACTCTTCTTCTTGCACCGAGTCTAATTTTTTCGAGCTTTTCCGCTTTTTCTGCTGCCTCTTTGTACCGCTGGGCGTAGAAATGTTGGATTGAAGCTGCGCTCTTACGCTTTTGCTCAAGTTTAACCCTCTTGAATAAACCTACATGTGAAAGGTATCTACCAGAAGTTTCACTTAACCATGCAGCTACTTCTCTGTAACTATATTGCTTCAAGTGTTTCTTGGCTAGTTCAAATAACTCTAGCTCTTCTGGGATTGGTAATAGTATATCATCATCATTAGGGTCTTGTCTATAACCAAATGGTACAGTCTTCCCTATTCTTACTATTGGTACCCACTCCCATTCACCGTCTATCTTTTGAGGTTTAGGTAGTTTCCAAGTTTTATCAGTCTTCATCTGCTTTCGGAGGCAGGATAAACAAAGGATTCTCAGATTTAACTTCGACTTTTTCAGTTTTTACAAAGCCAGCTCTATCAAGGAAGTCCTTAGCTGCTGCCATCTTCTCTTTATTGCCCAAGTCGGTTGGGGATCTCAT